ATTACCTAACTATAAATTAAAAGGAAATAATATTGTAGAAAAAAACCTTAAAGAAGTAATAAAACCACAAACATTTCAAAAATCTTTTGATCAATATTTTAGAAATATTGCAGGTGTTGCAACTGAAAAAGAATTAGAAAGAATTAGAAAAGTTCAACCAAATGTAGGTGAAGTTTTGGATTTATACAGACAAGGTGAAAATAAAAAAGCAAAAGAATTAATTTCAAAAAGAATACCTGAAATAACTGAAATGACTACACCAAATCAAGGTGGAGGTAGATTGGCTATAAAACCTGGACAAGCGGGTTTATTTGCAGAAGCACTTCCAGGTACAAGATATCTTTCTGAAAAAATTGTACAACCTCTTGCAAATATTACAGTGGAAGGTCTTAAGGATATAGGTAGAGGTTCAATTGGAAAAGGAGCTTTAAAACTCATACCTGGATTAGGTACATCTTATGGTGTTTATGATACTGCAGTTGCTTTAAAAGAAGGTAAGTCTTTACCAGAAACAGCATTTAGATTATTTGGAGTTGATTCATTATATAATATGATCAGAGAATACAATCGTCTACCAGAAGAAGCACAAGAGATTCAGAAAAAAATAAATGCACAACAATCTTTTGATGCAGCTGTAGATGATCCATTATCTGAAGGGAGAATAGATAGACCAGAAGTAACTCCTGAAGAGAGAATGTTTTTAGATGAACAAAAGAAACTTGTACAACAAAAAGTAATAGAACAAAATAAAGCTAGAGCTGAAGGTAGAGCAGGTCTTGTTAATTTCGCTGAAGCAAAAATTGCTGAATTATCGGGTAAGCCGTATCAAATGTCTTTTGCAAATGGTGGTAGAGTACACCTTGCTGAAGGAGGCAATCCAAAAAATATAGGTAGAAGAAAATTTTTAAAACTAACAGGTAAAGCTGGAATGGTATTAGGTGCACTTCCTTTTTTAGGTAAGTTTGTTAAACCTGCAACTAAAGCTGCCCCTGAAGTTATTGAAGCTATATCAAGATCAGCAGAACAAATGCCAGATTATTTAGTTAATTTAATTTCTAAAATTAAAACATTGGGTTCATCTAAAGTTATAGGAAAATTTGATAACCCTGATGAATTTATCAGATATGATTTAGGTGATTATGAATTACATGAAGGAGTGGGTGGAACTAGAATCAAAAGAGCTAGAGACAGAGGTGATTATGGTTACGAAGAATTTGAAATGCAAATTAAACAAGACCCTGAAACAGGTTATATTGAGTATGAAGAAGTATCAGCAAGACCTGATGGAGATGGTAAAATTAAAGATTTTGATTTTGGTATTGAAGATGATGTTCATGCAGAAATGAAAAAATTTGCTGATGAAAAATAAAATACCATATAAAAAAGGTAAAAAGAGTGGACCACCACCAAAATCAGGACCTACACCACAGGGCTTGAATTTATCGTATAATACTGTTAAAGATGTAAAACTTACGGAGAAAATAAATGGCAGACGTAGATAAAGCTCTTCCAAATGTAGAGCAAGAAATTAATGTACCTTCTGATGTTGAAATTGCAGAGGCTGAAGCAGCTGAACAACAAGAAGTAACAGAACAGGGAGAACCTGTTGAAATTACAGAAAATGAAGATGGATCAGTAGACATAAATTATGATCCTTCAATTGCTTCTGTTGAAGGAAGTCAAAACCATTACGATAATTTAGCTGATCATTTACCTGACGAAGTGTTAGGAAGATTATCTTCTGATTTATTTCAAAACTATCAAGATTATAAAAATTCTAGAAAAGAATGGGAAAGTTCTTACAAAACCGGATTAGATCTGTTAGGATTTAAATATGAAAACAGGACGGAACCATTCTCGGGTGCTTCGGGTGCCACTCATCCGGTGCTTGCTGAAGCAGTTACTCAGTTTCAATCGTTGGCATATAAAGAGCTTTTACCGGCTGATGGACCGGTTCGAACACAAATCTTAGGTGTACCAACTCCAGAAAAAACACAACAAGCCTCTCGTGTTAAAGATTTTATGAACTATCAGTTGATGGATCAAATGAAAGAATATGAACCAGAGTTTGATCAAATGTTATTTTATTTACCTCTTGCGGGTTCTTCATTTAAAAAAATTTATTATGATGAAGTTATGCAAAGAGCGGTATCTAAGTTTGTTCCAGCAGATGATTTAATTGTTCCGTACACAGCTACCTCATTAGATGATGCGGAAGCAATTATTCATCGAATAAAAATTTCTGAAAATGAATTACGTAAACAACAAGTTGCAGGTTTTTATAGAGATATAGATATTAAACCAGGGCAATTAAATGAAGATGAATTACAACAAAAAGAAAACGAACTTGAAGGTAGAACTAAAGGAAGAGAAGAAGATGTATTTAATTTATTAGAGTGTCATGTCAATTTAGACTTAGAAGGTTTTGAAGATATGAATCCTCAAGATGGTGAACCTACAGGAATTAAACTTCCTTATATTGTAACTCTAGAAGAAAACTCAAGAGAAGTTTTATCTATTAAAAGAAACTATGAAATAAATGATCCAACAAAATCCAAAGTACAATACTTTGTACATTTTAAATTTTTACCAGGCCTAGGTTTTTATGGTTTTGGTTTAATACACATGATTGGTGGTTTATCAAGAACTGCTACATCTGCTTTAAGACAACTATTAGATGCAGGAACATTATCAAACCTACCTGCTGGATTTAAACAACGAGGAATAAGAATTAGAGATGATGCACAAGCAATACAACCTGGTGAATTTAGAGATGTAGATGCTCCAGGAGGAAACATTAGAGATTCATTTATGATGTTACCTTTCAAAGAACCAAGTGCAACACTTCTTCAACTTATGGGAGTCGTGGTAAATGCAGGACAAAGATTCGCTTCTATAGCGGACCTGCAAGTAGGTGACGGGAATCAACAAGCAGCTGTGGGCACGACTGTAGCATTGCTTGAAAGAGGAAGCAGAACAATGTCTGCTATTCATAAAAGAATTTATGCTTCTTTAAAAAATGAATTTAAACTCTTGGCAAGAGTATTCAAATTATATCTACCACAAGAATATCCATACGATGTTGTTGGGGGTCAAAGAATGATTAAACAACAAGACTTTGATGACAGAGTAGATATACTGCCAGTTGCTGACCCCAACATTTTTTCTCAAACACAACGTATATCCCTAGCACAGACGGAACTCCAACTGGCAACTTCTAATCCACAAATGCACAATATGTATCAAGCATATAGACATATGTATGAAGCATTAGGTGTAAAAAATATTGATCAAGTTTTAATTAAACCACAACCCCCACAACCAAAGGACCCTGCTTTAGAACACATAGATTCTTTAGCAGGGAAACCATTCCAAGCGTTTCCAGGTCAAGATCATCGAGCACACATGACTGCGCACTTAAATTTTATGGCAACTAATATTGCTAGAAACAATCCTGCGGTTATGGCAAGCCTTGAGAAAAATATTTTTGAACATATTTCTTTAATGGCACAAGAACAAGTTGAAGTAGAGTTTAGAGAAGAACTACAACAGCTACAACAAATGCAAATGGCTATGCAACAAAACCCACAAATGGCTCAACAAATGCAAATGCAGGTTAGAATGTTGACTGAAAAAATAGAATCTAGAAAAGCAACTCTAATTGCAGAGATGATGGAAGAATTTATGAAGGAAGAAAAAGAAATTACTTCACAATTTGACAATGATCCTATTGCAAAACTAAGAGCAAGAGAGTTAGATCTTAGAGCACAAGAAAATTATCGTAAAGAACAAGAAGCTAATGAAAGAATTAACCTTGATAAGATGAAATCTATGATGAATCAAATGAATCAAGAGGAAAAACTTGAACAAAATGAAGAATTAGCAAATTTAAGAGCTGATACTTCACTTCAAAAGACAATTTTACAACACGAATTAAAAAATAAGAACCAAATTTAGGTAAATTATGTGGTTTAGTGCAATAAAATTAGCTGTAAACGCCGGTTCACATATTTTTAAGAAGCGTCAAGAGACAAAAATGCTTATGGCGGACGCTCAAATGGAACATGCAAGAAAAATGGCTCGAGGAGAAGAGGCTTACCAAGG